TTTCATCACGATAATCAAGATACATTGCAAATATTTTATTAGAAGATTTTACTGCTTCATCAGGAGTTTTGAATCTCCAATGATCACAAATAGTGTTAGTATAAGGGCGAACCAATAGAACTCCTTGTTCTCCCCTTCCAATACGATAAAGTTTGCGATTTCCTTCATCTTTAAAGTCAATGTTTTTGTAATCAAGTTCATAATCAAATTCTTTCATAACATTTAGATTTAGTGTTTGTAGATGATAACCATTTACTTAAATATTCTACTGCACTTTCTGGTTCACATTGTTCACCACAAGTAAAAATGTCACACATTGCAACACCCTTTTCTGGCCATGTATGAATACTTAAATGACTCTCTGCTAATAAAGCAAATCCAGTCACACCCTGTGGTAAAAACTTTTGAGTTTCTATCTTAAGAACTTTTGAATGTGATGCTTCTGATGCATGAAACAAACAGAATTTTATATGTTCTTCATCATTCAAAGTAGAGAATGGACAACCTTCTAATTTAAATAGAATATGCTTCACTAATAACTTTTTGGATGAGTGTTTATATCACCATTGTCTATGGTAGCATGATCAACATGGTCAATGTGTTCAATATGACCATGATCAATATTAATGTGTGCTCCAGTTTCTAAAATGGTTGCAATTCTTTCAAGTGCATCTGCGATGCGATCTGCTGGTGTGTTCATAATTTAGGATAACCAATTTGGTTTTTTGGATGGGTCACGAAGATAATTAGATGCAGCCCAAGGTTTGCTGCTAATGTAATTTTTGTAAGCAGTAATAGTGTCAAGGCTTGTGTCATATTTAAATACATCTGGTCCTGCAAATGCGAATGGTGTTGCTTCTTTGTGGCATAGTAATGTTCTTCCTGTCTTTTCTTCAAACACTCTCTCTGCTGCATTCATAGCAGTTTGACAAGAATGTATTTTACCATACCTATGTGTATACTCTTGAAGTAATCCAAAACCATGTTGAATTAACCAAGCAGTATTAGCAATACTTTGTGCTGCCCAAATAGTACAAGGGTGTCCCCGAAAGGCACCCTTCTCTGTGTTGTATGGTGTTCCATCTTTCTTAGGTAATAAATCATTACCCCAGTTGTAATACCACTTAGAATAAACTACTGCCAACATTTGACAAGTTTCTAATGGCATCTTGACCACATGTTTGTCAGGCAAAACTTCTGCCGACTTAACAGGGTCAGGATCTGTCACAAAAATGTTCATAATAAAAATATCTTACTTTTATTATAACACAATTTTATTTTTTATCAATATTCTTTATAATTTCTTTCTGTTCTTTTACATATTCTTCTCTACCATCTTTAGTAAATACCTTCTTCTCATAATCAAAGTAAGGATGAGGTTGGGCATTTTCAAAAGGATTCTTGGATACATTTTTAAGAACAATAAATTTATCTTTTGCAAAAGTACCTGCAATCTGCACTTCAATATCATCACCATCTTTCCAGTTTATTTGACCTTTGAGATTAGTGTGAAGCATTGCTTCTTGTATTTGGTCAATTAGTTCTTGTGTTAGTTTCATTCTTCTATTTCAAAAAACCATTTTATATGTTTAATATAATCAAACGTGCTACCTATATCCTTATCACAATTAGTATCATACTTTCGATCACATAAGAAGTTTCTTAACTTTTCTATTGATTCAAAAGTTCCTTGATGTCTTTCTTGATCATCATATAAGTGATACTTCACTTTTTGAATACTCCTAACTTTGCTAAAAGGTAAATTGATAATGCTGTCCAAAAGACAACTTCTAATCCGATGTTGTTCATTTATCGTACTTGGTTAAATCACATTCAACTAAAGGTAAAGATTCTCCCTTTATAGGTATTGGTTCACCTACTTTTTCTTGAAGTATCTTTAATACTTTTGCACCTTTTCCTACATCATAAGGAGTAGGTGCATTTCTCAAACAAACCCGAATGATTTGCATCTCTTCTGCAGTAAAAAATACTTCTTTTTGCATTAACCAAATGTTGAATCAGGTTCTAATGCTATGTAGTATTTTAGATCATAACGAGTATTAGAAAACTTAGAAAGTAATTTACTTGATACTACAACATCATATGCACCAGGTATAATCTTAATGTTCTCCACTCTAAAATTAAATACAAACTCTTTATCAGTTTCACCAACTACAACTGCGTATTCATTTGATGTATCATTTCTCTTATCACGAACAACAAGTTTAACAACACCTGCTTCACCAATCGCAGATAAATCTGGTAACTGATATACTGCCGCTGCCTTAAGTAACTTATCTAATGATGTACTTTCTAATTGGAAACAAACATCTTCTGTAGGAAGATTAATTTCTTTCTCAGGAGGAGCAGTAATTACTTGTGGATCTGCATAAAAATATTTAACTCTTCTTGTTCCTTCTTTAATTGCAATATATGACTCAGGACTAAAATCTAAATCAGGATCTTGATGTAATCCAAGTCCATTTAGAAATTGATTAAGATCATAGATTGCTACATCACGAGGAAACTCTTCTGTAATATTTGCTTCTGCAAGAATATTCTTAGCAACAGATATTGTTCTCAATTTATTACCTTCTTTGACAAGGATTGAATTGTTAATACCCGCAAAATTCTTGAGTACATTCAAAGTGTTGTCAGATAATTTCATAGTTCTTTCTTTTAAATTCATTATATTTAAGGCATGTTAATGTCAATATTCCCTGTTGTCATAGGGGGTTTACTGTAGTGCTCATCAAAGTGTAATAACAGCATAGCATAATGTATGACTTTTAGCAAGTCTTTTTTATTACGACCATCTTTGTTTCCATATCGACTTCCATACTTTAGTATGTTTGCCTGACAAAATCCTGATGCTAAATCTTTAGATGCCATCAAGTCAATTGTCTGGACTTTACGGAACTCATGTGAGTTGCCTGTATAATGTCCTTGATATGTTCCTGAGACATACTCTTCAATATCTTTTAGAATCTCTTCTTCATGATACTTATAATAATGTGCATGTTGTGGTTTGTAATCCATTCGATCTGCTATTTGATATTCTGTGAAATAATGTGAATACTGATCATCTACATCTGCCATGTAATCAGCAGAAGAACTTATATAATCAACTTCATAATCGAGTCCATCATTTTCTACAAAAGGATTTTTTGCATTAGGATCATTACGAGTGTAATCATACCAATATTTTGAGTGCTCTATTTCGGGTTTATCCATAGGTAAAAAGAAAATCGTTTACCAGACTCTCTGCTTTTTCTTTTCCAAACTTACCAGACAGATAACCTGCTACTGGATCAAGTTTGGTCATATATGCATCAAAATCTTTGTATTCACTGGTTTCAATTCCAGTAGGTTTCTTTAATTCTACCATCTCCTTATACTTTGTCAAGTAGGTTGTAAACATTTCAAGATGTTCATCAACTTCATCAGCAGTGCATTTTGCAATGTAGATATTATCGGAAAAATGATTACCAGGTTCAAAAAAACGATAGTCTCCTTCACTCTTTGGTAAACCCTCAACTGAGAAAGGATATTTCTCTTTTGGATGTTGAAAATCAAATACTATAATTATTTTCTTTTCAAAGAATCCCATCAAGTCCATACCAAAACAAGGGAGATTACTCCCTGTCTTTGGATAGATGATATTATTGTAAATACAAGATTTATCACTCCATATATCAACTTCTCTTGCTTTAATAAAGTAATCAGTTGAGTAGGTCTTAGCAATAAGTGAAGTGCCTTTAGCTTCCCATCTTGCCCAAGTTTCTCTGTATTCAAGATCAGGGAATACAGAGAATAAAGTGCTTCTATAATTATCCCATAATTGTTTCATCTACTTAAAAATAATATAAGACCACGAGTGAACATGGCAGTGTATATGATTAGATAAACCCATAGTATTGTCATACTGATTCGGTTTTCTAGATTACCCCTGCGATACTTAACTGGAGCAGGGTTGTTCCAGTTAGAACGCATATAGGTGTTGGGATCAATTCTGTGTTTCATCTTTTGTAATCTCAAAGTCTGCATCTACTTTATCATATAACTCTAAGAATGATTGCTTGGTTTCATCATCAAATCTGTTGATACAAACCTTGATTGCATTCTCTTTGCTCTTAAAGATAGCATATGCACGAAGTATGTGAACAAGTCTACGAGTACTGATGATCTCTTCAATACCACCATCATAGAATGTCTTACGAATAATGTCTGCCCAATCTACAAGTCTCTTACAGAACTCAGTATCATTAACATTAAGTGTTGTTGCAACGTTGTTGAGTATCTTTATCTCATGTGCAGGTGCAGGATATGCTTGCTCAAAGGTTACAGGGAATCTTTCTAAGAATGCTTCATTCAATACGTTAGTGCCAATAAAACGTCCATCGTCAGAACCTTTACCCTTTGTGTTTGCTGTAGCAACGATATTGAAACCTGCTTTTGGTTGAACAAACCTACCAATCTTTTTAAGAAATAATCCTTTACCTTCAAGAACTGGTTGTAGACAAAGTATCTTGTTAGATGCTAGGTCAATTTCATCTAAAAGTAGGATAGCTCCCCTTTCCAAAGCTTCAACCACAGGTCCGTTGTGCCAAACAGTATTACCATT